AATGAAGTTCCTGCACGCAATGCCATAGGGGTCGTTACATCACTGAACGGTATCGTTACATCAAATGAACTGCTATATGGCACAGCCATATTATTCTCCTTAATTATTTACCAAGACGCGCGTTAGCTGTCCAATGAATAGCTGAGCCATGACCGGCTGTTGAGGTGCTGTTGGGCGTGCCAAAGACATAAAAACCGCGCACACCTATGTAGTTGGTGGATGTAGCTGCCCATGCAACGCCATTAACGATATTGTACACGTAGGTTGAAGTTCCTGCGCCTGGGTTGTACGTTGTCACGCTAGGCGTAGCTCGCATTTCCACCGGGAACCTTACTTGGGGGCCGGCGGTATTAGCGACGTTACCTACCACGCCATTAATCCCTGTATAGGCGTTAACCAATCCTACGTTGGCAGCTGGCAACGTACCTGCTGCAAATGACTTCTGATAATAATACTGGCATCGTCTCAATGTCTCATCAAACGATAATGAATTACACTCAATCGCAAAATCATTTTCTACCAATGAAACACGATTAAAAACAATGTTATCCGGCGTTCCTGTTGAGGTCATGTTAGCTGTTGTGTAAATCACAAGTGCCATAGTCATATTTGCGTTGTCAGATGGCACACTTGTTAAATCGAATCCTTCAAACAATAACGTGTTTTTACCGTTAACAATGCTATAAGCGGGGTCGTTCTTAGGTGCAATAGATGACCATCCTGACTTGTATACCGGTTCATCACCAGCCCATGTCACAATAGGTTCATCTTGAGCCAATGTATCCGGAGCACTTGACCGATACAACAACCGAGCTTTAATAGGTACAGCATTGGCAGCCTGCTTTAGCGCATCAAGTTTTACATGTGCTGATAACGTTGAACCCCAGTAAGGTCTTGCCGTTGCTGCATCGATATATTGAATAATTGCAAACTTATTCGTTGCCGTGACCGACGTAACCATAAAACCATAATTCTGAGCGACACCTGCCTGTTCGGTGCTGATGTTATTACCGTTGGCGTTGGTTACATAATCTTGTTGCACAACGATGGTTTGATCTGCCACATAACCAAAAGTCGCTAAGTTCGTTGTCGTTTTAACATGTGACTGCCATGGATTAAGACCGAAATCCCAACCGGTTAAGATGCTGGCCTTAGACTCTCTAAGTAGACTATCTTTGTAATAATGGAATAAGTGATCAACCTGACGTGCAACCGTTTCTTGTTCATAAGGCACTTCAATCGGCGTATCTTGACCCATTAATTGCAAGCTAGTAATGCCAATAGTCCCCGTCGATGGCAAGCTGACACGAAACTCAGTATAGGCAGTTGCTGGTGCTGTGGCATTCGTCGAAACATCAACCTTTTTAGCGCCAGCGAATACTTGCCAAGAACCTGTTAAAACATGCTCATCAATTGTTAAATCTAAAGGAGATGATGCATTGTTAACTAAAGAAACAGTAATTCTATGGTTGTTGCCATCATCGGTTCGCGCTGTAATGCTAGATGCTACCGCATTGCTTGACCAAATTGTTCCGTTTTCATTGAAACGCTGCCTTAAAAATGCTGCTGTAAATCCAACGGTCTCAATTAACATGCCGTAAGGTGCATTTGTTGGCACAGCATCAGCCGATGTCAAATCTTGACGGGTTAATATTAGATTGCCTGAACCAGTGACAACGATATCCCATCCAGGTGCAACATTAACAGTTGTGTTTGAAATACCAGTAAATGTTGTTGGTGAATTAAATGAGATTAACGGAAACTGTGAGTTAGATAACTGGTTATCTGTATGAATTGTTGTTCCGCTTGGTGTAACGCCACCACTATCGCTAGGTACATAATCCTCAACTAAGTAAACAAGTTCATCAGCTTGGGAAGGTGCAACTGTACCGTCGTTTTTTCTAAATTCTAGCCGGTACACTAAGCCAGTAGCAAAAAAAATGTCACTTGGTAATGTGCCATTAGCTAAATACTGAATTGGAAAGGATGCGTATTCGTTTCCATTTTCGTCAATAAATACCTGTGTAGATGGCAAATAAGGTAAATCATTCTGAAGGACATAAAGATAATAGGTATCATCAAAAATAGCCCCTTCAAGATTGAAGTTGACCCAAATAGGATTACTACCTCTGACAGCTAAAGTCATAATTTACATCCGTGAAAATTTATGGTTCATGATAGCACTAAGGTTAGGTGTGTGCTAGTTGCGTGGAAGGCGTGGAGATACGCGGCGTTATAATAATAAAATAATATATTTAAATACCTTTAATTGTTTTCGTTTACTCAAAGCATTTTCGGTTTATGCCGTCTAATAAATTCCTCTGCAACTTTCTTTTGATAATCCGGATCATGATTAAGGGGTTTTTGGGGTTGAGAGTTATTAACAGGGGGTGCGTTAGAAGAGTTCTTAGAATAGTTCTTAGAATCTCCGCCAATATGGCGGTTGTAACCCTCATTTTTGGCGGTTGTGATTGCAAATTTGGCGGAGTTGTTCAACTTTTCTCCACCGCTAACCGCCATATTGGCGGAGTAGTAAAATAATTCGCCAAGTGAGATTCTTCGGTTATAGCCTCGGCCAGTGCATTTTATAAAGCCCATTTTTTCTAATTCAGGAATGCGTCTTTCAACGCCTCGTAACGAAATCCTGCAGTTTTCAGCAAGTGATTGGTTGGTGTATATAATTGGTTTAGATTTATCTTTCAGAAGTTTGTAAAGGCATATCATGATCGCCCAATGTTCTGGAATAGTATCAGGATGATTTATAACTATGTGCGGAATTTGGTCATACGGTACATTGCAATTTTTGTTACTCACTTGTTATAATCCTTCTGTTATTGAACTAACACTAAAGCCCGTTGAGTTTGCTGCTCATATACGGGCTTTTTCTTTTGCGCATATAATACCAGGTTGCTGCTCAACATCCCAACGTAATGCCTATATTCTCAAGCTGTGCTATATTATGTTTAAACCGTAACAAGGATGCACGATGGCGCGCAAACAAGTAGATTTATCAAATCGGGTAAAAGACAATTTATCTAAATGGAACGGCTACTTTTCCATGAACAACAAGCAGTATCATGATGAAATGTCTTTTGTTATGGGTGGCCAATGGGAAAAGGAAGAAATTAATGCTTTGCGCTCTAATAAAAAGATACCATTAATTTCCAATAAACTCGGTGTTTTAGCCAATCATTTACTGGGTGAGCAACGACAAAACACACCTAATCTTAATGTCATTCCAGATGAGACTGTACCTGAAGAAACTGCCGAAGTTAGAGAGGCGTTAGTCAAAGAAATCTCACTGGACAGTAAGTCGTCCGTCGTTTATCAAACATCGTTTCAGTCAGCTATCATTGGTGGGTTTGGTGCGTTCAGGATTAACCATGACTATATTAATGATCGGAGTTTTGAGCAGGAAATTAATATCCTTTCGATACAAGATCCCACACAATGTTTTTGGGATGTAGGTGCAATAAGCCCAACTAAAACCGATGGCATGTATTGCGGTATTAAAACACGTATGTCACGCAAGAAGTTCAAAGAAGTTTATGGCAAGCGTACTGAGTCTAGAATAGAAAACGCCTCATTAAATGATGATACCGTACTTGCTGATAACGATAGTATCTTAGTGATTGACTACTACGAGCGTGAATATAAAACAACATGCATTCGCCAGCTTTCCAATGGCCGCATTATTGAACCAGAAGAATACGATCAAATGCGTGAGCTTCAAGATGAGATGCTTGAATTAAATATTGAACTTCCCGATGATGATGGTTATGAAGCACCTTTACTCGACCTAACAACCGGTGAAACCGTCACAATTGTTGATAAGCGAGAAGCGCCACGGTATACGATCAAGTATTACAAAGTGGCCGGTGAATATGAACTTGAAACAAGTGAATTCCCTGCTCAATTATTGCCGATTATATTTGTAGATCAAAACAGCTATTACGACAAAAGTGGTAAACAATTCTGCCGACCTTTCTTTAAAGATGCCAACGATAGCCAAAAATACCTTAACTACATTCGAACACATTCTGCCTACCTGCTTAAAGTATCACGTAACGATCAATTCCTTGTAAGCAAAGAAAACGTACGAGGAAAAGATACGCGTGCCATATGGGAAAATCCAGGAAATTATCAAGG